CTGTTCTTTCTCTCTCCCCGCGTGGCCAGAACGGGCCCCCGGAGCCACGTTCCGAGCTGGTCTGGACCCTTGAGACCCTGGCACGGCATAGCTGGCTCCAGCCCCTCCTGGAGATCCCGGCTGATGCCTCCCCTCCCTTGCACATGTCGCCGGTTCCGGACGATGCAGTTGGGTCATACGGGGCGGACGCTATCGAGTGGATCGAGAAGGTGGAGCGCAAGACGCTGCGGTGGTGGCAGCGGCTCGCGATCACGCGGCAGCTCGAGCACCGGGAGGACGGGAGCCTATGTCACCGGGTGGTGGTGGAGTCCGCACCCCGCCGTGCCGGCAAGTCGGTCCGGGTGCGCGGCATTGCGCTCTGGAGGATGGCGCATCCCGACCTGTTCGGAGAGGTGCAGACCATCGTGCACACCGGATCGGACATTGCGATCTGCCGCGACATCCAGCGCGGCGCGTGGCGCTGGGCTGAGGGGACAGCCGGGTGGACCGTGACCCGTGCCAACGGCAAGGAAGCCATGGAGACCCCGGACGGTGACCGATGGTTGGTCCGGGCGCAGACCGCTGTCTACGGGTACGACGTGTGCATGGGGATCGTGGACGAAGGATGGGACGTGAAGCCAGACACCGTGACGGAAGGGCTCGAGCCCGCGACACTCGAGCGGAATTCGCCGCAGGTGCACCTGACCAGTACGGCGCACCGCCGTGCCACGTCGATGATGAAACAGTTTCTGCGGGCCGCGCTGACGATGGAGGATCCGTACACCCTTCTGCTGGTGTGGGCTGCGCCTCCCGGCGCGGACGCCAGTGATCCGGAGGTCTGGCGAGCTGCCTCGCCGCACTGGTCAGAGGACCGGCGTCGCATGATCACCGACAAGTACGCTCGAGCGCTCGCGGGTGAGGCGGATCCGCAGGCGGATGACCCTGACCCAATGGCCGGGTTCACGGCGCAGTACCTGAATATCTGGCAGCTCGAGAGCGCCAAGACGGACCGTGGCGACGCAGCAGTGGAGCCAGCCATGTGGGATGAACTGGTCCACCCGATCCCGGAACAGGCGCCTGACGCAGCGGCGATCGAGTCGTGGTTCGGTGACGGGATCTCCGTGTCGCTCGCGTGGCGGCTCGATGGCCGGGTGATGGTCCGATCGGTTGACGTGCCAGACCTGGCGACCGCTGCGGAGGTGGTCAAGCAATCCGGGTTCCGGCGCCGGGTGGTATCGGTCGGTGAGTCCCTGCTCGATGACCCGGCACTGAAGGGGCTGAAGTTGCGCAAGGCATCGGGTCGCGCTGCCGCGTCCGTGTTGGAGCTGTCCAGGTTGATCGGCGAGGATGTCTGGCTCCATGACGGGGGCGACCTGCTGACCGGTCAGGTGCTGGCAGCCCGGACGATGCCGGGAGCGGACGGCCCACGGATGGTTTCGACCGGCCGATTTGACGCTGTCAAGACCGCGATCTGGGCCGCAACGAACGCACGCCGGAAGCGCCCGACCAGCCGGCGCATCATCACGGCATCCTAGAAAAGGTGTAACCGTGGTTTACACTTCGCCCCATGGGGCTACTGGCGAGTCTGTTCGGGCGGTCAACTGCCGTCGCTAAGACGATGGAGGCCGCGCCTGTCGCCTCCCATCAGTTCGGCGTAGACATCGATTCCGGCGTGTTGTACGGGCTGCCGACTCTCGATGACTACATCTATGGGCGCGCCAAGATCAGCCGCGCTGAGGCGCTCGCGGTTCCGGCGGTGAAGCGTGCCCGTGACCTGATCTGCGGTGGTATCGGCCAGTTCCCGCTGATCCTGATCGGGCCGGACGGCAGGACGCAGGACTGGTCATTGCTGAGTCAACCGGAGGGCGGCGTTGCCCGGTCAGTGACGATGACTCGCACGGTCGAGGATCTGCTACTGACCGAGCGTGCGTGGTGGAAGTGGACTCACGTTGGATGGCACGGTAAGCCCGCGCAGGTTGTGCGGCTCGACTCCGACACGGTCACCGTGGTCCCGCAGTACGTGAACTATCCGGAGGGGCAGGCGGTGGTCTGGCCCGAGATCTCCCAGCTCATCCGGATCGACTCGCCGAACGGTGGACTGCTGGTCGCCTCGCCGGCCATCCGGGCGTACATCGCGCTGTCCCGCATCGCCATGCAGTCGATCGACGGGGCCCCTCCCATCGACTGGTTTACGGCCGGCGACGAGTACGAAGACCCTGAGGACGATGAAGTCCAGGAGACCCTAGACGACTGGGCATCGGCCCGCAGGCGCCGTCGTACGGCGTTCGTACCGGGGCACCTGAAGTACAACCGGGATGGGTTCAACCCGGAGCAACTCCAGATGTCCGATGCGCGCGAGGAAGCGGTGAAAGAGATCGCACGCCTGACCGGCATCGACGCTGAGGAGCTGTCTGTCTCGACCACGTCACGCACGTATTTCAATGCTCAGGACCGCAGGCGTGACCGGCTCGAATCGGTGCTCGGTCCGTACATGACGGCCATTGAGGGGCGGCTGACGATGGAGGACGTTACGCCACGCGGCTACCGGGTTGTGTTCGATACGTCTTCGTACCTGAGGCTTGACGATCAGGCTGCCGCGCAGACGGACCAGGTACTCATCAGCTCGCGTGTTCTGACCCCGGACGAGGCGCGCGAGAAGCGTGGTCTAGAGCCACGCGGAGACGTTGCCCCTGACAACCAGCCTGCCGCACAGGAGGTCGCTACCAATGAGTAAGACGACTGTCACATTCACGCTGGCGGCATTCGCTGTCGAGCCGGGTAAGCGGTCACTGACCGGCATGCTGATCCCGTACGGTGAGGTCTCTGGGCCGGTGGTCGATCCGGCTACCGGCAAGACGCATAAATTCTCGTTCGCGGCGGGAACCGTCATGCTGCCTGACGACCCGTCCGATGCCGTTCTCAACTACGGACATGACACCAAATCCCTGTATATGCAGGTAGGCGGGGCCGTGACGCTGGCCAGTACCGCCACGGGGATCGAAGGCACATTCTCGGTTGCCGAGACGCCTGAGGGTGACCGTGTTCTAGCACTCGCCAAAGGCAGGGTTCTGAAGTCGTTTTCTGCTGAGGTCGATGGAGAGTTCGTACCGGACAAGGATGGCGTCATGCACGCCACCGCAGCCATCCTCACGGGTGCTGCCGTTGTGCGGAAACCTGCATTCGCAGGCGCGCAAATCACAAGTGTCGCGGCGTCCGCCGCAGACGAAGGGAGCACCATGAAGTGCATCAAGTGCGGTGCAGTCCACGCGGACGGCATCACCACGTGCGACGCTGCAGTACTGGCGGCGTTCACCGCCGCTGGCAGCGGTACGCCTGTCGCGTTCACTGCCGCTGAAGGGGCCACCTTGATGGCCAAGGTCGAGGCGCAGGCTGCCGAGATCGCGGCCCTGAAGGACATCAAGCTACCGGTGGGCCCGGGGTCCGCTCAGCTCACCGTGGTCGAAGAGCCCATCTACCGGTTTGCCGGATCGGAGCCGGCGCCGTCCGGGTTCGACTTCGCCACCGACCTGCTTGCCGCTGGCAAGGATGGCGATGGTGCGGCTCTGGCCCGGCTGCAGAAGTTCACGGCTGAGCGGATGGGCCCGCAGTTCGTGGACCAGCCGACCACCACTGCCGACACCGCTGCGGTCAATCCGTCGCAGTACCGGCCGGACATGTTCCTTGGTCAGGCCCCTACCCCCGCCAGCCCGCTGTATGACTTCTTCGTCAAGGGCTCGCTGACGAACGTCACGCCGTTCTTCTGGTCCAAGCTGGACCGGACCACCACGGATGTGGGTGTTGCTGATCACGTGGAGGATGTCAACCCGGAGTCTCGTGACCTGGTCACCGCCGCAGGTGCGACCGTTACCCCGGTGCCGATGTCCGGCCGGGTCCACATCACCCGTGAGGTGGCGGACCAGGGCGGCAACCCCGTCGTATCCGGTCTGGTGTGGAGTGAGTTCGAACGCTCGTTCAACATCGCCAAGGAAACCAAGACGGCTGCGCTGATCCTGGCTTCGCTCGGTGGAGTGACCGCGCTGGCGACCATCGTCACCGGCACTTCCGGGCTGGCGTCGAGCGCGGCAGTCGAAGCCGGGTTGGTCGATCTGCAGTTCATCCCGGACGGGTTCCGTTTCCAGCGCGCGTTCGGCCATATCGATCTGTACAAGGCTCTGGCGGGCGCGACCCTGACCACGACCGGTGAGAAGGTCTACCCGATCATTGCCCCCAGCAACCGGGACGGCTCGACCGCCGACAAGTTCGCCCACATGGATATCGCTGGTTACGGGTTCTACCCGGCGGCTTCGCTCGGCGTGGCGGGCGGCACCAAGAACAGCCTGGTCGCGGACCCGACCGCCGTGCACGTGTGGGCTTCCGGACTGACCCGGCTCGACAAGCTGTCGGAGACCGTGGCCGGGTGGGACATGGCGGCATTCGCCTACTTCGCCGGCGTCGTCTATGACGTCACCGGTCTCCGCAAGATCACCTACACCCCGTAAGGCGGAAGACATGACGGCACGCAAGAGCAAGCCGGACAAGGCGGACGGGTTCGTCAAGGTCGGTGACGTAATCGAGCTGGAGGGCAACGGCATCGCCGTACTGCCGGACGGGTCGGCGGTCACCTGCCGCGCCCGCTACACGATCCAGCATGAAGGTCTGCACGTGATCGATGGCGTGGAGTACCTGGCGGAAGCAAAGGCACCGGCAGAGCCCGAGCCCGAGCCCGAGAAGTGAGAGGAGGCGGCAACCATGTGGGCACCTGACTACGCGGAGGTTGGCGAGCTGAAGTCGTATCTCCGGATCGAGGACGATGTTGACGACGCGCAGGTTGCGAGCGCACTGACTGCCGCCTCCCGCTCGGTGGACCAACACTGTCGCCGGCAGTTCGGTGCGACGGAGGCTCCGGAGCTGCGTCACTATGTCGCTCTTCGCCGGCGAGCGCACGGCAGTAGTCCACTGCTGGTGGTACCGATCGATGACCTGATGTCAGTCGATGACCTGATAGTTGATGTCGATGGCGTCGAGGTTGTACCGGCCAGCTACTGGCCGCTGAATGCGACTCAGAACGGGAAGCCATGGACTCGACTCACGCTGCCTGCTGGCGTGTCCTGTGATGGCGGTCCTGTCGCGATCACTGCCACGTGGGGGTGGGCTGAGGTACCGGACACCATCAAGGCCGCAGCCCTGCTGCAGGCGGCTCGCGTGTTCAAGCGGCAGGACGCACCATTCGGCGTCGCGGGCTCGCCAGAGCTGGGCTCAGAGCTGCGCCTGCTGGCCAAGGTGGATCCGGACGTAGCCGTAATGCTGGCGGGGTATACGCGCCGGGGCGGTGTCGGCTGATGGATCTCGGTCTAGTCATGGATGAGATCGCCGATCAGCTCAAGACCATCGGCGGTGGACTGCGAGTCCACAACCATCCGCCTGACACGGTTGCCGCGCCGGCCGCGATCGTGACCTACCCGGATGCGTTGCAGTACGACAAGACGTATGCACGGGGCATGGATCAGATGGACCCTGGCATCGTCGTGCTGGTGGGAAAGGTGTCCAGCAGGGCGGCTCGAGACCGCATCGCCAAGTACTGCGCCGGGTCCGGTCCGGAGTCATTCAAGGAAGTGCTGGAGGGCGGCACCTACAGCACGCTCGATTCGCTCCGCGTGGTGTCGGTGGCATTCGACATCATCGCGGTCAGCGCGGTGGAGTATCTGGCCGCGACCTTCACGCTCGATATCAGTGGACAGGGAGAAAGCTAATGCCGTTCATTCACGGAAAGAATACGGTCATCAAGGTGAACGCCGTTGACCTGTCGCAATACACCGATTCGTCGGAGTTGGAGCGCACGGCTGACAGCCACGATGTGACCACCTACGGCAAGGCCGCGCATGTCTACCAAGGCGGACTGCTCGATGGTAAGGCCAAGATGAGCGGCACCTACAACGACGCCGTAGCCGGCCCGCGTGCGACGTTGGAGCCGTTGATCGGGACCGTGGTCCCGCTGATCCGGCAGGTGGCCGGGGTCGGGACCGGCAAGCCGCAGGATACGGCTGACGTACTGATCACCGGCTACACGGAAACCAACCCGGTAGCCGACATGGTCAAGTGGAGCTGTGACATGCAGGTCTCCGGTGACGTTGCCACGACGGCGCAGGTGTGATCGTGAGCGACTACCTGACCGCCGACGACCTGACCCCGGGGTCGCTGCTGGAAGACGACGTGATCATTGCCAAGGGCAAAGTCCGCGTACGTGGCATGTCGCGGCTGGAAGTGATGGCCATGGACAACCTGAAAGCCAAGGGGATCCTGGCCGATACGGCTGCCGGTGAGCGCTACATGCTGGCACGGACCATGGTCGCACCCAAGATGACCGAGGCACAGATAGAGACGTGGCAGCACGAGCCGGCCGGTGGCGACCTGGAGAAGGTCACTACCAGGATTGCTGAGCTGTCTGGCCTTGGGAAGGGTGCCGAGAAAAGCGGCGTACCTGAATCTGCAGAACGATCCGACGCTCGAATTCGAGTTCTTCCTAGCGACCAAGCTGGGCATGACAGTGAGTTCGCTCCGGTCCCAGCTCAGCTCGGATGAGTTCTTGCACTGGCAGATGTACTACGCACGGATGGCGCAAGACGAAGAGCTGAAGAATGGAGGTCGGGGCAAATGACGGATGCGGTCACGATCACCGGACTCACTGAGTTTTCGCGCAATCTCAAGCGGCTCGACTCCGACCTGCCCAAGGCGCTCCGTGTCGCATTCAACGGATGTGCCGATGTGGTGGTCAACGGAGCCAAGCCCAAGGTGCCAACCCGTACGGGGAAAGCGCGAGGGTCGATCAAGTCACGGTCCACCCCGACCGCCTCTCGTGTCATCGCCGGTGGCAAGAAAGTGCCGTGGTACCCGTGGCTGGATTTCGGTGGCCGGGTCGGTAAGCATGGCTCGATCGTGCGCCCGTTCATCAAGCATGGCCGCTACATCTACGACGCCTATTTCGACAACCGCAGCCGGTACGTTGTCATGCTGGAGGAGTCGTTGCTTGACGCAGCCCGGAGCGCAGGAGTGGAGATCGACTGATGGCCGGCCCGCAGGTAACCCTCACGTTCGCAGGCGACGAGTCGAAACTGACGCAGGCGTTTGACAAAGTTGGCACGTCCGCAAAGGGCATGTCGGGATCCGTTGGTCAGGCGTCGCGGGAGGTTGGCGACAGCGCAGGCGGGTTCGACAAGGCGGCTGCAGCGTCGGACAACACCTACTCCAAGATGGACGCACTGGAGTCGGTCGGTCGCGGTACAACCGACACCATGTCAGGGCTCGGCGAGATCATGAAAGGAAACCTGCTGCAGGGATCCACCGATCTGGCCGGTGGTGTGGCCGCGCTGGCGGACGGATTCAGCGGGGCCCTGCTGCCTGCCCTGAAAGCCATGTATAACAACGGGCTAGCGGCAACAGGTCAGATGATCCGGCAGACCGCCGCGACCGTAGTGAACAAGACCGTGAGCCTTGCGTCGGCGGTCGCAACGAACGCGATGACCATTGCTCAGAAGGCGCTCAACCTGGCCATGCGCGCCAACCCCATCGGGCTAATCATCACGGCTCTGTTGGCGTTGACGGCCGGCGTGATCTGGGCCTACAAGAACGTCGGATGGTTCCGGTCCGGAGTGGACACCGCCATGCGTGGAGTGAAAACCGCATTCGGGTGGGCGGTCGAGGCAGGCGGCAAACTGGTCGGGTGGGTGCGCGGGCTACCGGCCACTCTCGGTGGCTACTTCTCAGCGGTGAGCAAGGCGGGCGGCTCGATGGTGAAGTGGTTCCAAGACCTACCGGGCCGCATCGGTGGATTCTTCCGCAACCTGGCCAGCACTATCAGCTCCCCTTTCCGTGAAGCGTTCAATGCCGTGCGCAACTTTTGGAATGACACGATCGGCGGCAAGGGATTCTCTATCCCTGGTTGGGTTCCCGGGATCGGCGGCAACAGTTTCTCGATCCCGCGATTCCATACCGGCGGCATCGTCGGCGGCAACATGGGGTCGGAGACGCTGGCGATCCTGAAGGCAGGCGAGAAGGTGACGGGCGGATCCAACAGCGGAGGCGGCGTGACGCTCGTCATCGCACCTGGCGGGCGGGGGCTCGATGACCTGTTCCTGACCTGGTTGACGAACGCGCTGCGGGCAAGGGGCGGCGTGGAAGTGGTGTTGGGCAAGTGAGCGATCACCTGGTGGAGATGAAGGTTGGCTCATCGTGGGTAGACATCACCGACGATGTCTATACCCGAGAGCCAATCGTCATGACCCGGGGTCGGTCGAACGAGGGCAGCACTGTCAACCCGTCAACCTGCAACCTGACCGTGAATAACCGGCAGGGGAAGTACTCGCCACGCAACCCGCTGTCGCCGTACTTTCGGAAGATCGGGCGTAACACCCCGCTCCGTGTGGCGTGGAAGGTGGACCCGGTCTACGACGCCTACTCCGAAAAGAACGGCACCGGTGACCTGTCATGGACGCACACGCCAGTAGGGGATCCGACCGGTGTCTGCCTGATCCTGTGGGAGTTGAACAGTGCGGGCAGCAACATCATCGCCGGCGATGTGCTGTATGGCGGGGTGCCGATGGAGCGGCGATCGTTCGTGTCCGGAATGATGGGCGCCGTCAATTTGGTCAAACACCTTTGGTGGCTGAATGAGGACATCCCGACCGGGCCGCAAACCATCACCGTGGACACTGACAGCGCGACCATGCGGCAAGCCAGCGTCGTCACTGTGACTGGTGGATCCAACGCGGAGATTGACGCAATCGTCGCCACGTCTGGCAACTCAGGAAATCCGAGCACGACGATCACCACATTCAAACGGTCGCTGATTATCCAGTCACTACTGACAGACCTTGATGACGGATCCACCATCACTCAGCAGACCGGATACACGCAGCTCTCGGAGCATGACCTAGGCACGGAGACCGTAGCCAACGCCAGAACCTTTAACGTCCTGCCACCGGCTCTCTACGGTGTCGGGTGGTTCGCCGCCAATAGTGGCTGGTCCCTGTGGGGTATCGCGATTCGGGCCGTTTCGTACCGCTCGACAGTGGAACTCTCATCGCTGCCGCCTCGCTGGGATCCCTCACACAATGACGCCTATGTACCGATCGACGGCGCCGGGATTCTGCGCCGGGTCCAACAGGGCACCGACCCGTCAGAGACCGGACTGCGAGCGTTCACGTTGGGCAACGCCACCGCGCTCGCCACGTACTACCCGCTCGATGGGAAGTCGGGAACTAACTACAGCCTGAATCTGGGCAACACCTACAACCTGTCGAACCGGTTCGTCGCATGGCCTACCGCAGCCAACGGCACTCCCGGCAATGGCGGTCCGTCGTGGAAGTACGGCGAACCGCTCAGCCCTTATCTCGGCACCGGTATGGCCCTGTTCAACAGCGGGACCGCCAGCGTCAGCTACATGTACGGCGACACGGCAACGTCTTTCAACAACATCGCGTTCGATTGGGTGTGGCAGTCGGAAGAGCTAGGGCTGATGTTGGTCAACCTGATCGACTACAACAACACCGTGTGGCAGGTCGCCTTCTCTGATGGCGTCGCGCAGGTGTCATTCATCGATCCCGCCACCGGCCCTATCGGATTCAGCCCAACCGGCGTTCTCGAAGCGCTGACCGATACCAACGTGCACCACGGCCGGTTGCAGCTCACGAAGAACGGCACCGCGACGGACTGGGTCCTGTACGTTGACGGCGTCTCGGTGGACTCCGGATCGCAGCCGTCCTACAACGTCAACGGCATGTCGCGCTTCACGATCCAGTACGAGCGAGACGGCACGGAGTCTTGGGTTGTGCTCGGCCACCTGACCGTATGGGCAACTCCGACCGCATCCGAGATCCCGACCGCAGCGGACGCATCCCTTGCAGCGTTCGGGTATGCAGGCGAGACGGCCGGCGAGCGGATCCACCGAATCACCGAGCTGGCAGAGATCCCGCTCTCGACCATCGGTGAGCTGACAGACACGCAGCCGCTGGGCCCGCAGTACAGCGAGGCCATGATCGCTCAGCTCCGTGATGCCGAGGCCGCTGACATGGGAACGCTCGGTGAACCACGAGACCGCATCGGCCTGCTGTACCGCACGCACGAATCGCTTTACAACCAACCGGCCAAGCTCACCCTGCAGTACGACGGAGGCCACGTGTCGCCGCCATTCGAGCCGGTGGATGACGACCTGTCCACCCGCAACGATGTCACCGCGACCCGCCGCGACGGGGGCGACTATCGAGTCACGCAGTTGACTGGCAACATGTCCGTGCTGCCGCCACCTGCCGGTGTCGGCAGGTACAAGGATCAGCAGACAGTGAATGTCGAAACCGATGACATGCTGCCAGGGGTGGCCAGTTGGCTACTGCACTTGGGCACGTACGACGAGGCCAGATACCCAACCCTGCAAGTGAATCTACTCGCACCGGATGTAATCGCATCGGGTCTGATCACGGCTATCCTGGCGCTCGATGAAGGCGACCGGATCGTGATCGAGGACGCAAGCGCTGCCCGTATCTACGATGACATCTCGCTGATTCTGTTGGGTGTCAAGGAAGTCATGGGCCCGGTCGAGTGGACCTTCACATTCAACTGCGCTGCAGCTGGCCCGTACGAGGTGCTGGAGCTGGATCAGGCGACATCATGGATCAGCCCCGGCGACGAGTCCACCTTGACCGGGACGCTGACCACCGGGGCTCTCGCGGTGTCTGTCACGTCAACGGCTGGCACATTGTGGACAACGGCAGGGGCTGACCTGCCGGTGTCGATCATGATTGCAGGCGAAGAGATGACCGTGACCGCGATCTCCGGTGCCGCCTCGCCTCAGACCTTTACCGTCATCCGTTCGGTCAACGGAGTTGTGAAGACACATGCAGCCGGCGAACTGGTCGAGCTGAAACGGCCCGCCGTAGTGGCGCTGTAGGAAAGGGGGAAACCATGGTCTGGACACCGCCGCGAACCTGGCTCGCTGAGCGACTCAGGGCCGCTGTGCTCAACGCTGAGATCCGTGACAACTTCAAGGCGCTCACGGAGTACACCGCATACACTCCGGTGCTCGGTTCTTCCGGCACGGCCCCCACGGTTTCGGCCGCATCGGGTGGCTATGTCTTCGCTGGCAAGCGGGTGACCGGATATTTCGAGTTGACCATCCTGACCGCTGGCACGCTCAACTACACGGTCAGCTTGCCTGTTGCCTGTGCGGGGCATTGGTTTCCCAAGCCGTTCGGGATCTGCACTTGCATCAACGGCGCGGGCGGATTCTTCCAGCGGCAACTGATCAACACCGGATCGGCTACCGTGGCAGCCATGACCGGAGACGCAGGGACTCGCGTGTCGGCAACCAGCCCGTTCGCCTTTGCCAGCGGCCACCAGATTACCGGGACCTTTGACTATGAGGCGGCGTGATGCCCAAGCGGGTAGCGCGCATGGCGTGGCGCAACTTCCGTACGCCGGCAGTCAGGTACCCGGCTGACCCGCGTGCCGTGTTCGTGCTGGCCGCGTGCGTGGTGGCTGGCGTACCACTGGTGTTCGCCGGGGCCACACCCGGCACCGTAGAGGACAAGCTCCATCCGGCAATGGTGTTCGTATGGGGCTTCCTGCTAGTGGCCGGATCAGCGACGACACTGGTCGGCACGTTCAAGCTCAATCCGGACGGCATCATCCTCGAGCAAGTCGGGTCGGTTTCGGTCGGGGCGGCGTGCATGATCTACGCCGGCGCGATGATCGCAACCGCAGGCATCAGCGCAGCCGTCCCCGCGTTGATCGTGGGCATGTTCGGTGTCGCCTGTTTCTGGCGGTGGGGTCAGCTACAAGGCTTGCTGCACAGGGCTGAGGAAGCGGCCATTGAGGCACGAGACGGGGACGAGTGAACACCGTGGTGACATGGCTGACCGGAGCCGGTGTCGGGGTGGTGCTGGCAGCCATCATCGCCGGACTATTCAGCCGCAGGAAACTGTCGGCTGAGGCAACCGAGATCATCACTAAGGCGGCATCCGGAGTGGTCGAACGGCTCGAAGCTGAGGTAACCCGGGTGACGGCAGACAACGCAGCTCTCCGAGCGCAGGTGCAACGGCAGGAGGTTGCGCTCGGAGTACATTCGTTCTGGGACCGGCAGGCGTACGACATCCTCGCCCAGCAGGGGATCGAGCTGCCGCCACCGCCCCCGCTGTACGTAGATCAGCCCGTCGATAAGTGAGGACCCCATGACCAACTGGTCAAGCATGGCAGACAGGCCCGGTAGGGAGTGGCACCTAGCCGCCTCGCTCATTGCCCTAGGCAACGAGGTCAACGCCAAGTGGCCGAACCGCGACGACGCCAGCGACGGCGCCATCGGTGACGCTTCACACCAAGCGCGTCCGTCCGACCACAACCCCGACTACGACGCGGGAGGTGTGGTCCGCGCCATCGACATCGACAAGGATGGCATCACCGTGCAGGCCCTGCTCAATGCCGTTCTCCGCGACCCGCGCGTCGCCTATGTGATCTGGGATCACCGGATCGCATCGGCCACCGAGGACGGCACGCCGTGGAACTGGGAGCCGTACAACGGGACCAACCCCCACACGGGGCACGTGCACATCTCGATCAAGCACACCGCCGCTGCCGCGTCAAACACGGCACGGTGGTTCAAAACCCAACCACCTAAGGAACCTGACGTGACCGAAGCTGAGATGGACCGACTCATTGACAAGCTACTGGCTCGCCCGATCGGCGGGTCGAGCGTGGCTGACTGCCTCTCACGAGCCCGCTGGCTCGCCATGGAACACGGCGAGGGTGGCCAGTTCGAAGAGCAACTGGACCGCATCGAAGCGGAGTCCAAGGAAGACACGCCGTGACCGCCGCGAAGGCCAAGGTTGGCGCTGTCGTCGGCGCGGTCGCGGGGTTCGTCGCGCCCGGCGTGACGTACCTGCTGACCGTGGACGGCAACGGCATCACCGGCACCGAGTGGCTACATGCAGCCCTGCTGTCGATCGCCTTCGCAGGCGCTACGGCTGCCGCTGTCGGCGGGACCGTGTACGCCGTGGAGAACAGGCCGGTGAGCTGATGCACCCGGCGACGGCTCAGACACTGGCGTACTTCACCTACGATCACCTGCCTGAGTCGCTGCAGGTGATCTCCCGTCCGTTCTGCGAGCTGGCACAGCACGTAGCGGACACGGTACAAGGGCCGCAGGCAACCATTGCCCTACAGAAGTTGCTGGAAGCAAAGGACTGCGCCGTCCGAGCTGCGCTGGTCTAGCGTGCACCTGCCCGTGTGTGCCACAACTGCCAGTGGCACCACGGGCAGCGCTCTGCCGCCGGGGCGATCACGAACGGAACAGGCGTCATGCCCTCGCTCATAACCACCCGCGCGATCAGCTCGCCGCACAAGGTGCGCTCGTTCGGATCGATCCCGGCATGGGTCTGCCTATCGGCGTTGGTTCGTACCGCACTCATCATGTCGCCTGTCCCTTCCACACGTTGACCAGCCGGACACCACGGACCGACTTCACCGACTTGCCGTCGATCTTGTTATTGGTGATCTTGCCCGCTCCCTGCTCGACCAACAGCGGCTCAAGGTGCGCGACCGTGACGCGCGAGTGTTCGTGGCCGGCGTCAGCGCGCCACCTGCGGAGCGCGTTCGACAGCGCTCGCGTGGGGGTGATGGCGTCAGCGTCGAAGATCAGCTCATCCTCTATGAATACGCGCATGAAATCTGTCTTTTTCTCGAAGGCGTCCTGTGCCTCAGGGATGACGCAGAAGTCGCCACGGTGCAGAAGCTCTTGCAGGTAAGGGATTGCCTTGCGGATGATGCCGTCCGCCTCAGCGAGTAGCACCCGCTTTCCGAGGTCGCGCACCTTGGCTCGACCGGGGGCCGGTGGCAGGAACGGCAGCACTACCCACCGCCGGGTGAATGCGCCCGATCGATCATCCGATGGCGGGACCGTGTTGGCAGAGAACAGCAGGGTCGCGAACGGTGTGAACTGGAAGGGGTTCTGGCCCTTGTGCTCAGCCGTCAGGCTGTCGCCTGTCACCATCGTCTTGAAGGTGCCAGTCTCGCCGATGCCCGCTTGGTCGAGGTCCGCGTGCACGTTGAGAGCCTTGCCGTGGAGCTGCGCCACATTGAACCGGTCCGCCAGGTTCTGCAACGGGATGTGCGTGGTATTCGTCTCGCCTAGCAGGCCAGTGATCACGTCAAGGAACTGCGACTTCCCACACCCGGGCAGCCCCTGCAGCATGACGGCACGCTGAGCCGGGATGCCTGAGTAGATACAGGCGGCGATGATCTCCCATGCCAACAGCACGCCTTCCTCAGTGAGCGATCCCGCCAGGTACTTATCGAACTCCGGACACTCAGCGTCGGTGCTGTAGTCGTGCGGGAGCTGGACTGTCGAGTGCACCTGTGGTCGGTGGTCGATCTTCTCCCAGCCCTCCCAAGACGGCGCGCCGTACCGGTCGAACGTGGTGGACCGGATCATGCCGTTGCGCAGGTTGATGTACTGCGGGTGCGACGCGACAGTCATGTCGCCGATCAGGGTCCGCAGGATGTCTTCCACACCCTTGACCAGGTCGGGGCGGTACTCATTCCCCATGCTGCCGGCGAGCGCGTAGCGGACCACTCCCGGCGCGGGACGCCAGACCCCATCCCAGTGGGCCCAGAAGCGCCCATCCTCAGCCACGGCTACCGGCAGGGCCCTGAGGATCGCCGTTGCGGCCGAACGGGGCAGCATGCGCAGCCCACGTTTGGTCTGCGTGGTGAAGGTAGCTAGATCGAGCTGGACCCGCACGTGTCGCGACAGCTCCGGTGGTGGCGCGTCAGGGTCCGCAGGTTGGTCCTCCCACGGGTCGCCCGGTCCGTCGTACTCCGGTGGCTCAGGCGGGCCCGCAGGACCCCAGTAGTCCTCGCTCACCGACCGGTCCAACTCAGGGCGTCCAGAACCTCAGTGCTGGGCAGGCTGTCGGCGGTGTCTGCTAAGAGCCACGCATGCCGGCGACAGTTGAGCGCTAGCAGGGGGCTGCAGGTGTCGAACCACTCCGCTCGCCGTAGCCAGTATTCAACCAACGCCTCGTTGAGGCAGTCCTGCAGCAGGCGGGCTGCGAAGTGTGTTGGATCCACGCTGACATGCGTATGATGTGCCACGGATCGATCTCTTCTCGTCTCGGTCCCGAGGCCCTCCCGCTACACAGTGGCAACTGTGCGGGGGGGCTTTCGTGATGCTGGGACGGGATCGTAGCACCCCGGATTCCGGACCGCCGATCAGCTGGTTACCCCGGTTACCAGTGGTTACCTGGTTGCCTAGGGCAATGAGGTAACCGTAAACCCGCAGGTCACACCCGATATTGCTACCTGGTTACCTCAGTTACCTCTCTCTGGCATCTTATGCGTGCGCGCAGGATCAAAAGTCTCTAGACGCCGGCCCTGGTAACCGAGGTAACTGAGGTAACCGAGCTACCAACGAAACGCTCATTTCGTTGGTAGCTCAGATTCGCTGGGGTTCGAGGGTTGACTCTCGAAGACATCCTCGCGTAGGATCCCTGGGCATGAGCAAAGACCAGCCCCTACCGGGCACCGAGAGCCTGATCCCCGACCCGGCGAACGTGCACTACCTCATGATCACGGTCAAGCGCCGTGACTACCTGCGGGCCAAAGCCGCGCTTGACCGGGCGGTATGGAACGCGCACCGGGCCAGCGTGCCTAACACCGTGATCGCCAGCGCGTACGAATGCACCGAGGCCAGCGTGCGCGACCGGCTCAAGCGGATCCGTGCCGAGAAGCGCCAAGCCGCCAAGGATGCCGAGTGAGGAACCGCCCCCCCCTGCTGGATCTCTACTGTTGCCAGGGAGGTGCGTCCAAGGGGTACGCGGATGCTGGCTTCGACGTGATCGGCGTGGACATTGATCCACAGCCCAACTACCCGTACCCATTCTTTCGGGCCGACGCGCTCGACTTCCTGATTCGCTTCGGTGGCGACTTCGGGCTGCGAGTGGCGTCACCACCCTGCCAGCGATACAGCAAAGCGTGGAAGATCCAGCAACGTGAGCACCCGGACCTGATCGCTCCGACACGCGACGCCTTGCTAGCGGTGGGCGGGCCGTACATCATCGAAAACGTTGAGGATGCGCGCCCGGAACTGATAGATCCGATCACGCTGTGCGGCGCCTCATTCGAGCTGAGAACGTATCGGCACCGACTGTTCGAGTCGAACCTAGATCTAGTGGCACCGCAGCACCCGGAGCACCACTACCCGTTGACCAAGATGGGGCGACCCCTGAAGCCTTGGGAGTTCTATCACGCGGTAGGGAATTTCAGTGGGGTCGAAACAGTGCGACAGGATATGGGCGTCCCGTGGATGAACCGCGACGGCATCCGCGAGTGCATCCCGCCCGCCTACACCGAGTTCCTTGGTCGGCAAGCATTGGCGCTGCTATGAGCAAGCCGTTGATCATGGCGTTTGTCGTCGCCACGTTCGCAATGTGGTACCTGAGTAGGCGAGGAGAGTGATCCGCATTCCCAACTGCTGCGCGCTGCCAGCGCACAACCGCGAGGCCACGCGGCACTGCTGCCTCACCTGCGGCACGACGTACATGGTCATCGACGGACAGTGGATCCTCACTGACCCGACCGTTGATCTACACCAGTTCGAGCACCTGCTAGACGAGACGGAGAGGACAGGCCACTGACATGGCGGACGATATGGAACGAACGGGCGGGCTGACGATTCAGGTCCACTCGTGCACGGATCACGGCGCGCATGTCGTGCTGGAGGTGTCCGGCGTTGATGGGGAACCGGTAGCGATTGCACAGGTCACCGAGGATGACGCCTTTCAGGTAGCACGGGACCTGATCACCGCAGCCGGCCGCGCACGGCTGGAGATCGCACAGTGGAAGGCGGGGAAGAACTGATGCCGAAGTGGGGTAAGGGCAAGCACTCCGAGGACGATGACCAGAGGGGGCTACCCAAGTTCGTACGCGACGAGATCAACAAAGAGAATCGCAAGGCGGGCCGCAAGGCCAAGGGTGATGCGACCAAGAAAAAGCGGGGTGAAAAGTGAAGCACAGACGACCCCGTGAGCCCAAGACCAAGGCGGGGCGACTCATCAAAGAGACGCAGACCGAGGGGCCCCGTTGCGCCAAGCCTGTCCCTGGTGGCCGCTGTGGAAAGAAACGTGGCCATTGGGGGAAGTGCGCGTGATCGCCCTGATAGCAGGGATGTGGCTCTTTCTGCTGGTCCTCGATGCCGTCTTGACCCTCACTCACGCCGTGCGCAACCGTGGCTAAGAAATGGCCACACGCAAAGCACCGGCCCCACGATCCCGCATCAGACAAGGTTGGGCGCAGGTGGGCGCAAGGCGGTGAGGTGCCACCCAAGCCAAAGCCAAAGCCGAAACCAAAGCACAGGAAGGGCGATCCGCAGTGAGCATCTTTCGCAACATCACCGCCAACAGCATGCTTGAGGGGCATGCGTCTCACACGGTCACCATGGAAAACACACCCGATCTGGCAGACCGACAGGGCATCGTGATCTCTGTCAATACGCTCGCTGGCGATGTAGACCGATCTGTCACTGTGAGCCTTGCCGATGCGCGGGAGTTGGCCGGCTGGTTGATCGAGCACGCGGTTACGGGTGAGCCCTTCTGTTGCCCACGCGCAGACGCACACCTACCGCACGCAGACTGCCCCGGTCAGGGGTAAGCCACCCCGTGCTCAGCGTGGACACCGCGAGAGCGCGAGCATGACGGTAGAGGGTGGCACAGCTCAGGCTGTGCCACCCTTGCCGCATGAGTGCAGGATGGGACGGGGGCAGCACCCGAGCGTGGCGCAAGCTGCGGGCTCACGTGCTGATGCGGGACGGGTACCGCTGTCTGATCCCCACCCACCCCGAGACGCCCGAGCAACTGCGAGCCCAGCTCACCGCCGACTGCACTGGCACAGCAACGCATGCTCATCATCTCGACGGCATCGACGCCGGCTTGATCTGCTCACCATTACGGCTCATCGCATCATGCAGTGACTGCAACCTCACACTAGGTGACCCCACCCGTTTTCCCCATGGCGGCACCCCCCGGACAC